GGAGCTATAGTTACATCATGCTGATTAACATTATATTTGTCTTTTGCTATATCCATTAGTGTACCGCTGACATCATCATATAAATTAACTGTAACCTCTGACAAATCATTATTGGGCTGTGCCAACCTGAACATTTTCTGGTATGAATAATGACTTTTACCAAGGCCGTACATTACTCTTCCCAATCTACTAATACCAAATTCAATATCCCTAAGTTTAGATTTAGGCCGTTCAGCTCCAAGTGATATCATCTTTTCAGTACCGCGTACAGTTTCAGGAGCATCCTCAGAAAAACCATGCATTAACTCTGGAAGTCCAAATGTAAAATCAATATAGTGTTCAGCAGTCTGTATAAGTCTATAAAACTCAGACGCCAGTGGTGTAGGTGATGGATAATGCGGTTCACCCTGCGAACTGTCTACTTCTATAACAGCATTAGGATTAGCCCAATCACGTTCTAAATCACCTATATTCTCTACGCTGCCAAGTGGAACTAATAATTTTAATCCTGCTGACGCCTGCGCATGCGATATGGCCAGTGACCAAAGTTTATTAAGCAATCTCTGCATTGGTCTGGCTCTGGAAACATCAGAACGCGGATATGGAGTTCCAGTATATACATTCGGAAGAGGTATAATAGGATATATATCAATATTAAGTATTGATTCGTACAATACTATCTCACCAACAGAAGCTACAACTCCAACTCTATTTTGTAATACTTCTGCATATTCCATTAAACCGCTTTCAAATACATCAGGATTCTCAGCTAAGAACTGCTGAAACTCAGGTTCACTCAATACCTGTTCTTCCTGAGTACGCATATCAACTATACGATAAAAAGGAACTTTAGTCTTATAAAATCTCTCCAGTACCTGATAATACTCTGATTCACCATAATCCAAATCCCTAGACGCATCAGGATATACTGTATAAATACTACTCTTATTTTGAGCTGACGGATAATCCTCATCAAAATGTGTAGATATATCTTTTATCAAACCCTCAGTCATTTCACCTGTTTCTGGGTCTAGTTGAGGGCCTAATTCAGGGTAGAGGCGAAGTACCTGTTCTTCAGTGAGTATAGTAGACAATATGATACTATCAGCATCATCAAAAAACCTGTCCCTAGAAGAGGGAGGGACATATACGCGAAATGGATTCACACTTGTGAACTTGATATCGCCCCTACCGAAATCTGATTCACTATCAAGATAAGCATATAAATAACCAAGTCCAGTAACAGCATAATCGTGTATTGCCTGTTTCATATGCATATCACCACTAGACATCTCCCAGCAATATCCCAGTATAACGCGCCAAATCTTAGATAACTTGGCATCTGAATCTTCTCTTGGTATAACTGTAAATGCTGGAGGTGTAGCTGTAATTATACTCTTCAGCTTCTCAACAGCAGGGCCAATCCTATCCATAGGAACAGCAGCCTGATTAACCGCAGAGAGGTCATCTGATTCATCAGTTGTATAATGATTACCAGAATAGAAATCAATATCTGAACGCGCTTCAGTATCCCAAGATGAACGTGCATCTCGCCAGCGCTGCCATAATTCCTGACTCTCCTGAGCTCTAGGGTCTGTTTTTAGGTTAGGCATACCGCCCCAAAGTTAAATATTAAAATATCTTCTGTCAAGACATTCTTAGTCCGGTCATCCAATTATATACTTTTCCTCCTATCGCCTTCTTTTTACTACTGTTTTTATATTCGCTTTTCTTCATTCTTGAACTTGACGGCGCCTTAGCATAATAATCAGCATAGTACAATCCATCCATTAAATCATCATGACGCGGAAATGGATGTTCAAAGAACTCATCTACCAATTCAGTCATACTGCGCCTTATAAATAACTTCTTTGAGTTTACTATAGGGCCAAGTGTAGTTTCCAGCCTATCTTCCTTCTTTATACCTCCCGGAGGTTTTACGCCCCTAAATATACCCGGAATCAATCTTTTATCACTATGAGCCAATCTGGTTACCATATCTCTTACCATTTCCTGAGCTGCCACTGTTTCTATAGTAGCTCTTCTTATTGGCGTATATTTATTAGCCATATCTATAATTATCTGCGGTAAATCAAATGTTGGTATACGTTCACGAAAATATTCAAGCACATAACGATTTTTCTCCTTATCTATCCCCATAACCATAATTACCTGAAAATCTGATGTATTAGTAGCTGTAGCAGCAATATCAACACCAATATAAACATTAACTGGTATCATCTCATCGCTTGTAGCTAAATAGGCCATTCTATCAATTGACTTAAATTCATATGCATGATACTGTATTCTATCTATCTTGAACGCTGCTGTTGATATATCGCGAGCATCATTCATGTACTCCTGAGCAAACTTATTAACTAAGCCAGCTTCAATAAACTCTCTTTTCTTGGCGGCAAGCTTTTCCTTGGAAAACTGTTCAGGCCAAATAGGCTTATCATCTTCAATAGCCCTGTAAAAGGTAACATCCCATGGATATTTCCTGTCACTCTCCTTGGCTTCATTAGAACCATCGAGAATCATCTGTAGGAAACTATCAAAGTGTACAATAGTTCCACATAACCATATCCAACCTTCTTTTCCCGGAGACTCCTCTAATGCAGGATATATGGTAGATACTACCCATTTCTTAATCTCAGAGCGTCTTTCAGGTGTTTTAGTATTTAATTCGGATTCAAAGTCATCAAGTATAATTCCAGTATAACGAACATCAAGCTCTGAACGGCCACGCAGGCGCTGTGAAGTACCCTTTGCTATCATTCTATCGCCCTTTGCAGTAACAATATCCTTTTCAGTCCACCTGTTGCCATGTATGTCTCCAGCCATTTCACCAAAATAATACCTAATAAACTTATTTACTTCCAAATGAGTCTTGACATACTTTAAATGGTCAATAGCCTGCCCCTGTTCTTCAGCAATCCAAGCTATGAACTGTTGCTCAGACTTAGCACTAAACAGCATTTTATGCAAAATAGCAGCTTTTGACAGTATTGACTTACCAAAACCACGAGGCAGTATATTACATATCCTAGCGCCGGGTTTAGTACTAATTAGTTTATCAGCCACTTCTGTATGGAATTTAGGAGAAGCACTCTTATTCAGGAAGTCCTTCGGCAGAAACGCCCTGCCAAAGTATATTAAATCAGAATATGAATTAGCCAATACCTCATCGGCATGCTTCATTTCTGATGGAGATGGGTTTATGTTAAAATTATCGACCTTATCCAACTTATAATCCTGTATATACTATAAAACACTGGTACTGTTATCGCTGGCGTTACCGGTGTCAGACAAATCATTGCTATTAATAGTTTCATTATTTTGCTCCTTTTTATCAATAACTTCAATATCGAGCCAATCTTCAAACCAACTTTCTATCATGACAGGCCCACTACGTTATTTATTTTACTAGTATTGGCAAATATCAGTATATCGCCACCGCCATAGACTGAATGACAGAATCTGCAATAATAACTTTTAGGTTCACCTGTTGATTCAAATATAACCATCTTATCATTATCGTCCAAACTGCGCTCACATACAACACAATCATCAATATCAGTATCCACAACAGGCATACTGTCTATTGATACATCGCTAAAACCGTCTTTAAGCAGGGTCTTTTTCTCCATGAGATATCAATTTAACACTAGCCCCTCCAAGCTGAGCCAGTTTTTCCTTAGTAAAACCTTCAAATACAGCAAGAGACTCTGTCTTCTTCTCTTTTGGAAACATGCCAGCTATTTTCATAAGCATCTCCAACGCCCTCAGTCTATCTGAATCCCTAGCACTTTCTTTATCAACTATCGTTTTTGCTGTCTCAAGCAGATAATCTTCATCTATACCGGCCTTCAGCATAGATTTCTTTATTTCTTCACTAACCAATTTACTAACCCTTTCTGTTTTTAACAAGACTGTCGCCTGATTTTTAGCGTATACTTCCTTTTCTGTCGGATATACCTTTAAATAGGCGTCAGTAGGATTCATGCCGCTTGCAACGTATTTAGCGAATAGACGCTCCCTTTTAGTCAAATTAGGCTTATTAGCCCTATGTACAGCACTATTTTCATTCCTTGACAGACTGTATATATTTTTAGGAGGTACGCCAGACATAAGGTGTTTACGCTCACTATGCCGTGTACCAAGCACTGTAGTAACCAATTCTCCACCACTTTTCATAGGTAGGCGCTTTATAATCCTGCATACCTGACCATCATCAGTAAGAGTCCAGCCTTCAGTAGGAGCATCACGCCAGTTATTATATACATAGTCATCAGGGAATAGTTCCCGGAACTCATCCATGCTCTGAAACACAGGCTCCTGATTACCTTTTACTAATTTATACCGCGCCACTCCCGACCTTATTATTTATTATTTCTTAGCTTTTTAAGCATT